ATGGTCTTTGACTGTTATTCCAATAATAACAAAAGCCTAGATCACTATGCGGATTATATAAAACAAACAGGATATAATATTAGAAATTATATTTTTCCACACGATATAGAACATAGAGAGATGTCTACTGGACATTCCAGAAAAGAATATGCATTTAGTATGGGAATGCGACCTATCAGAGTTTGTCCAAAGCTACCGATAGAGGATGGTATTCATGCTGGACAACTCTTGCTAAATCGTACATATATTGATAGAGATAATTGTAAACCATTCCTGGATGCGATGAGATGGTATCATCGTAAATGGTTAGACAAGTTAAAAACTTTTTCTAAACCAGTCCATGATTGGTCAAGTCATTATTGTGATGCCTGGAGAACTGCAGCTATTGCAATAAGAGATTTAGATTTTGACAACACAGCTCCTCCGCAACAATATGCAGAGGGGTTAAATTACGATCCACTAGGGAGGGATTGATATGGGATTTTTAAGACCAAAGACACCACCGCCACCACCGCCTCCAGCTCCGCTGCCACCAGTACCAGCTGCGACTAGAGAAGAATTACCTGGCGAGTCTACAGAAATGATTAATCAGACAATGAAAAGAAAAAGATCTGGTTATACAAAAACAATTCTTACATCCAAAAAAGGTGTAGAAGAAGATCCACAAGTTTATACAAAAACTTTGTTAGGTGGCTAAATGAGTTCAGAAGGAGCAACACAAAAGAGAAACCAGGAAAGAGCTGCTAAGACGCAAGAGCTGATGGAAAATATTATGACGGGTGGAGAGATCTCTAAAAAGAGAGAAGCTGAATTACAAAAAGCAGCAGATGCGGGTAGAGGTATACAGTTTATAGAAGGATCACCGACAGTAGGTAATCTTTATCAAAGTGATGGTAAGGGTGGAAAAAAACCAGTAATGAGAACGGGAGCTTCTGCTGTTGATTACACAGGAAGAATAGCTGCGTCTGCACCAACATTTGGAGAACTAGCGGGTGATTTAGCAAGAGCAGTTTTTGGTGGTCAAGCAAAAGATCCAGCATATCTCAGAGAGCCTATTAGTTCTGCTCCAGGTACAACTACAACAAACTATATGCAGTACACACCAAAACCACAAAAGGTAAAAGGGATTGTACCTAGTATGATAGAAAAAGGTGGTACACCAATAGGCATAGCGATGAACTCAATCTTAGGTAAAGAAAATATTACTAAAGAAACACCAACAGAAAAAAGAAAAAGAATTTATGAACAGGGTGTTAAAGATTATTCCACACTATTAGGTGGACAGAGAAATAAGAAAGGTGGATTAATTAAATAATGCATGGCAAGGATTTAAGAAGCCAGTTTGGTCAATTAAAAACGAAAAGACAAAACTGGGAAAGTCATTGGCAAGAAGTAGCAGACTACTGCCTACCAAGACGAGCTGATGTAACAACAGCAAGATCAAGAGGAGATAAAAGAACAGAAAGAATATTTGATGGTACAGCTCTGCATAGCCTGGAGCTACTAGCTTCTTCTTTACATGGAATGCTGACTAACGCAGCTACTCCCTGGTTCTCTATGAGATTTAAAGATGAAATGATCTCTAGTGTAGAAGAAAACAAAGAATGGTTAGAGTCATGTACTGCAACCATGTATATGGCATTAGATAGATCTAATTTTCAACAAGAAGTACACGAACTCTATACAGACATGGTAGCCTTTGGTACTGGCTGTATGATGATTGAGGATGATGAAAAAGATTTTGTAAGATTTTCAACCAGGCATATTAAAGAAATATATATCCAGGAAAATAACCAGGGTGTTGTTGATACAATCCATCGTGAGTTAAAGATGACAGCGAGAGCTGCATACCTACAGTTCGGAGATAAATTACCAAAAAGAATTGCAAAGATAGTAAAAGAATCACCGCATGATGATGTAACTCTATATCATTGTATTAAGCCTAATGATGAACTTAATCCTTATAAACTAGATAATAAATCTATGGAGTATAGCTCCATCTATTACGATGATGATGGAACAATTATTAGTGTATCTGGTTTTAGAGAGTTTCCTTTTGTCGTACCAAGATGGTTAAAATCTAGTAATGAAGTGTATGGCAGATCTCCATCTATGACAGCTCTTGCTGATATTAAGATGATTAATAAGATGGCAGAAACAACAATTAAAGCAGCACAAAAAATGGTAGATCCTCCGCTACTTGTACCAGATGACTCTTTTATGCTACCAGTAAGAACACAACCAGGCGGATTGAACTTTTATAGATCTGGTACTAGAGATACAATCACACCATTAAATATTGGTGCGAACACACCACTAGGTTTAAATATAGAAGAACAAAGAAGAACAGCTATTAAACAAGCCTATTATGTCGATCAATTATTGATGTCGCAAAATATCCAAATGACAGCAACAGAGGTAATGCAACGTAATGAAGAAAAGATGAGATTGTTAGCTCCTGTATTGGGTAGATTACAATCAGAAATGTTGCAGCCTTTAATTAATAGAACTTTCAATATTCTACTAAGGAAAGGAATATTACCAGCAGCTCCAGAAGAACTACAAGGTCAAACTATTGATATTGAATATGTATCACCATTA